CCAGTTAGAAGCGTTTCCACGAGAGAAGTCGATTCCAACATTTGCATACAACTGACCCCACATTGCACCTGGGAGCAAGTCACTGGTAGCTGTGTTGTTTGTAATAGCTGCCTGAGTAGGAGACACGAATTGGAGCGTGTACTCATAACCTTCAGATACCTGACGAGGCTCTTCCATGATACGAGCGAGTACACCATTCTCAGAAACGAGTGTGTATGGGAATACAAACCAACGGTCTGGGAAAGTGATAGTGAACGTTGCACCACCTGCTCCTGTTCCGCTAGCAGCTACAACCGGACGAACGTTTACCTCGTGAGTCTTCACTCGGTACTCGTATTCGAAACGATCGATAGATTTAGTGTTACCTACTCCCTCTGTCATAAAGGACAGTGGGAACTTCTTCTCTTCACGACCTGCGAGGTGCGTGATAATTGGAGAGAGCTCTTCGGGCTTCTCCATCAACGCATTGACCAACGAGTTCGTGTCAGTCATTTGCGAGTCATTGTAGTACGTCTTTAGTACATTAGTCAATGCCATGATTGTTTATTTTAAAAGTTAAATTGCTTGTTTAAAAAAGCGCGTTTATGTCCAGTTGATCTGGATCAAATGTTTTCTGTCTACGTTGAGCCTTACGCGCACTCTTCACTCGTTCTTCATTTGTCTGTATCCTAGATCTCAAGTTCTCTACACTCTTGGTACGAGCTTTCGTATCAATAATGTCTGAGAGATTGAATCCACTATACATCAAGTAGTCGATGGCGAGTTTAATGTCCATGTCCGCCTCAGAATAGTCTAAGTCTCTTTGAGTATTTCCTTGATCATCTACAGGTGCAGATATGTAATCAAAGAACTCTTGTTTATCGTTATCAGGTATGCGAATACCTGCAAATTCATTTCCTTCTTCTATGACTCCCGCGACTTCGTCCCAGAACTCATCTTGTTCTGCTTCGGCTTTTTGCTGCTGTTCAAGCTGTGCTTGGTACATCTGCTCTTTCTCTTCAGCTTGTGCTGCTGCTAGATGTTGCTGAGCAGCTTGTGCTTTGCCGTAGAGCTTTCCAGATTCTTCGTAGTCGTTAAGTACGTCTACAATAAAATCCTCAGGATGTCCTGCTGACTTGAAGTACTCACCGAGCATTGCTCTTTGCAGAGTAATGTCACCCTGAGACATTTCAATGTTGCCATAGTTTGCCTGCGGGTTGTGAGTAGCGTAGAACTGTTCTGGGTCACCTCCTGCAAGTACGTAGTCCAAGTGGCGTTGTACTTCGGGGAACTCTTCAAACAAACCTTGTAGTTGGTCTTCTGCTACTTCCTGAGACATGTCTCTTACGAAGTTTGTAAGCCCTTCTACAGTGTCGTCATACTCTGACTCCAGCTCCAATCCAAGAACTGTAGAGATTTGGTCTGCTATAGGTAGATCCTCTAGCTCAACTTCATCTTCTACTGTACTCTCTTCATCATCATTGTCATAGTCATAGTCATCGTCTACGTAATCCTCTTGATCTTCATCACCCTGTTCAGGGTTTGGGATATCTTCGTCTACAATTTCTACTTCTTCTGGTGTTACTTCCTCAACGTCTTGAGGAGCCGTTTCTATGCCGTCTCCCAACATATCGTCGAAAGAAATGGCGCTAAAATCTAATTTGTCGTTTGGTTGCATGTTGCAAATTTATTTAAAGTGTGTTGGTTTGAGTATGTATAATTATCTTTTATATCTCCTATTACTATATCGCACTCCCCCGCTTCTGAGTCCAGAACCTTGGGTAAGTCTACCAGGGTATGACTTCTCTATATCCTCTGCGTACATGCGCTTTGTACTCAAAGTGTTTCCTACATTTCCTCCTTGCACGTTGTAGTATTTTCTACCGTCCTTATCTACCCCAGTGCTGGTTATAATGTCGGAGTGGGAACCGTACCCCTCAGCGTATTTACCTTTTCCTTTACCTGCTCTTTTAAACTGACTAAAATTCTGAGGACCGATAGGGTTTCCTTTTTTGTCACGTCTTCCTTGAAATAGAATATCTCCAGGAGCAAAGGAGTCATCCCCCGATGTAATTTTTTCAGCACGGTAATTTCCCTCTTGCTTAAATGCCCTGTTTATATACTGTGAGTGCGCTGCACTGCCCTTAAACTCGGGGTCAAAAGCTACTGCTAAATCACTCACTGCAGCGGCAGACCATGGATCATCGACGGAATTGCCCTTATACCCGACGTTTTTGAATAAAGTATCTTCGATATATCCCTCTACTCTTGGGTCATCCTCTTTCATCGTTTCTTGAGTAGCCGGGCTGGTAAATCTGTTTTGTTGATTGGCTGCTGCAAGGGCTAATCTATCCTCTCTACCTTCTAAATCTGCAGCTGGTTCTCCCTTTGGTCCTCCTTCTGCGTATTTAACTACTCCCCCATCTCTGTAGCCTTTTGCGGGGGTCTCTATTACGTCTCCTCTATGAGGTCCTGTGGGTATATCACTAATGCCGGGGGGAACGCTCTTGTGCGATTCTACTAGATGTCCCTGCTCATTATACTTCTCTATGTTGATAGGGACCTTCATCCCGTGAGTGTTGAATGGGGTATTAGGAGGCACGTCCTTGAAAACTGCTGAACGGTCCAAATCCCCGGCTTCGTGATAGGGCCTTAGCCCCTGTTTCTGTTCCTGTGAGCTTGACAGCTCTACAGGTTCTTGTTCTTTCTTTTGTTGATAGTGTTCCGCTATAAGGTCTTGCCCTTGCTCGTAGGCTTTAAACACGTCAAGTATAGAGCCCTCCATACCGGAGCCCCTAAACCTGTCTAGTAGTTGTCTACGTTCTGCGTTGTTCATGCTCCGTCTGGTCTCAGATCACCCTCTTTGTCTAGAGCTTGTTGCTTAAGATTCAGCTCTCTCTCCTTGAGTTCGAACTGCCTCTGCATCTTTTCCATCTCTATGTCAAGTCTGTCGTCCGCATCTGATGCCTCTGCTTTGATAAGAGCTACCTCTATCTCCAACTGTCTATCCTTCTCTTTGTCGATGGCATCCTGCTGGATCTTCATCTGTGCAGTTTTCTGCTGCTCTATCTGAGCCTGTTGCTGAGCTTGCTGTTGTTGCTGCTCCAGTTCTTTCTGAGCCTTTTCAGCTTTGGTAATCTTGTCCTTAATCCCTGCGTAGTTCTCTGTATCAAACAGATCCAAGACTGCCGATGCCGGCACGCCGTTCTGTATCATAGCCTGAGAAAGCCCTTTAGCCTGCTCAAGTTTATCTTGATCTCTACCGGAGTCGGATATGAATACCCCGTACTCGCTTTCCATATGCTCAAATGCATCTACCTCCAAGAACTGAGAGTTCATGTCGGGCATGACGTACATTGCTTTCTTGCCCGTAATCCACGCTTCCTTAGAGTAATCCAGTAGGCCCTGGAGTTCACGTTGCTCAAATCGTGAGAATTTGCGGAAAAGATCTTCTGTAATGTGCGAGGACTGAACAATAGCTTGTTGCGACGTGGCTTTTCCTTCATAAGTTCCAATGCTTCCCTGACGTTGTCTATTCACTCCTGATATCTTTTCCCATTCCTGCATGATAGACTCAAGCAATCCTAGGTACTGGTCAATGGTCTTGATGGACATATCCAGCACTGACTGGTGCTGCGGTGATAGCTGTATGCCCTCTTTGTTGTAGTCAACCCACGCAATACCGGTACCCTCTACGAAGTACATGAACTTATCCATGTCCCACTTCTTGGGTATCATGTTGATGTCAAACTGGGCTATGATGTCCTTAGAGCGTGCAATAGCTAGCTCCATACGGTACTTGAATATGTTGTAGTTAAGCTGGAACGGTACTCCTAGGCTAACCAAGGAGATGTTCTGAGCATTAATGTCCGAGTACTTCCTGCCGTTGATTGGGAGCTTGCAGATAGAGGGGTTGTCCAACGACGTCCGTTGGTTAGAGATGGGGGATACTTTGACGTAGAATCTACCATCAATCTTTGTGCCCTGCCATACCTCATTTACCCACTCGTATTTGATTTTGGCGCCTCTCTCCTTCATGTCTGCAGGCATTCGGAATCCCTCATCTACCTGCATCATCTCCATCATACCGGTGTTCTCGTCGATGTACTCAACGAACCCAATACGCTTGCGACTCTTCCAGTATACTGTAACGACCTCGATAAGTCTGTTACGTGCTATGTTGTCATCCGCTCCTGTGGCTTCTGATCTGTACAGCAGGTACGATTCAGTAGACATGTGCTGCGGGTTCTCCAACTCTAGCACTTGTTCTGGTGTTAGGTAGTCCCCGAAGTTGTCTATGATTGTAGATGCGTGCGAGAACTTCCGTATGATAGCCCAATCCCCGTCTTCCACAAACTCAATGTCGGGATCTTTGTCGTAATCTATATCAAGCGGGTTGAGTATCTCGTAGAATGGCTCGTTCCTGCGTACCCCTTTGTGTGAGTACACTTCTCCTGTGACTAGATAGTCAAAGAACCCTCTTTGAAACTTATCATACATCTCTTCCTGATGCATAATGTAGTTGATGGCTTTCTGCCCCGTAATGGCTCTGTTGTCTACGTAGGTTCTGTCGAACTCTTCAACGATCTGCGGGGGTAGCTGTATCTCTTCCTCGAGCTGCGGTATATTCAAGTCCTCGTTTTCTGCAAGCTTGCTTAGGTACATTTTCTGCACTTGTGCAAAGAGCGCTTGCTTCTTAGCGTCTTCTTTTTGTGACACAGAGTCTGCATTCTTCACAGTCACTGTGTAGTTCAGTGGTCTCTTGGCCTTTTCCCCCAGCAGGAGGTCTATAATAGGCTTGATTATGGGATAATTACGGAGCTTTGAGGGGAAGTTAGCACGCGTCTTACCATAGGGCTTTAAAACGTACTTATAATCAGTCTCGTCTATTGTTCCGTTGTAGTATTCGTACAGACTTTTGAGTCTACTTCTCCGTTCTGATAGACCAAACTTGGAGATGTTGATGAATGCGTCTACACATCCCTCTCTCCATTTCTTGTTCTTCTTACTAAGTGGTATCCTCTGTTTAGGTATATCGTGAGTCCCATACATTCGTGCAAAATTACTTATAAATACGAT